GTACAATGGCATTCAACCTTAACGGTTTCAACTTCAACCAATCAGTTGTAGATGCAAACGGTAAAGTTGTTCCAACTTGGGGTGATGTTCTTAACAGAGCAAACCTAGGTATGGAAGTTATGCACGAAAGAAATGCACACAACTTCCCTCTTGACCTTGCAGCAGCAGAGTCAACACAAGTTGCTTTAACTGCTCCTTCCATAGGTTAATAAATACCTCTGGTTCGAGATGGATCGAGACCCCTTAACAGGGGTCTTTTTTTATGCTACAATATTACTATGGTAAACATTTCTTACTTCCAGTACCATCATCCAGACAACCCAGTGAATCTACCAGTGGTAGATATTGAACCGACTAGGGTTTACGATGACATAGATTCAAGCACTGTCACTTATGGTAAGTGTCCTGCTTGGTCTCACAAAATGCTGAGAGAGTTCACAGTATATGCACCAAAGGATTTTAATTTACAGATAGATATTAATAATCAAACATACAAATCCACACTGCCAGAGAAAGAGTTTAATTCCCTAATGACACTACCACCTAGTTGGGATGTCAGACAAACATTTCAATTACATTTTCCAGTAATGTTATGTTGGACAAAAGAAAAGAATGTTTGGATTGAACTTAAAGAAGCAGCAGAGAATGAAACCTTTAGATTCATAGGTGGATGGTGGAACTTGTCAGACTGGCCAAGACCTAACGGTATTGCTATTGAACATAGACATCACTCTAAACCTATTGTGATTAAGAGAGGTGATCCTCTATACCGTATGGCATTTTATCAAGAACATAATCTCAATGCTAAGTTCAACTTAGTTAAAGATGAACCTACTGATAAACTGTTGAAGCAAGCACAGACCAGAGTAAATATTAAACATATGTTTCCTGGTAAAACTTCGCAATGGATTCATAACACATCACCTTGTCCTTGGTATAGGTTCTGGAAATGAAACTCCCATCTTTACAACAAATAATAAGGAGATACTTTCGTCTTCCTCGTAAGAAATTATGGATTGCTGCTTTGAAACTCAATCGTGCTCCAGTTGTATGGTGGGATGAACAGGTGGAAGCAAGAAGAAAGAAGGAGGAACTTCGTAAGAAGAAAATTGATTCACTTTATCCAAAGAAGAAATGAAAAACATACATTATGATGCTATCTTCTCGGACTTTGTTACTTCAGCAGAGTTAGATGTCTCTGTGGATAAACTAGAAGAAGAAATCTACACTTTAAAAAACGAGATTACTCACAGTTGTACTAGATCAGGGAGAAATAGTTTTCAAACTAATTGGGTATATAATATGCCTTTTGATGAACTTACAAAGTTAAAAGAAAAGGTAGTAGAATTTACAAATCAAATTGTAAGACAAGATTATAATATGGAGGTAGATGAATGTTCCTACTGGGTAAATGTTAACCCTCCCAATGCATACAATGTAATTCATATGCACGGTAGTGTTGAACTGATCGGTACATTTTATGTCAAGGTTGGAAACGACTCAGGTACATTAGAGATTGTTCGTAATGATGGTGCAGTATATAATAAGATCGGTAGACAGAGTGGAACTTTTAAATGCGACTGTGAAGTTGGAAGGTTCTATCTAATGCCAGGTCATCTCTGGCATCACGTCACTAATAACTATTCAGAAGAGGATCGTCTCTCTGTTTCCTACAACATCAGATTAAAATGACTTCAAGAGTCTATAAAAATATGAGTGCTAACAAAGGCATTACATTCACTGAAAAGGAACTCGAATGTATTCGAGTGTGTGTATCTAATGCACCTATTCCTTATGACATTCGATTTAAAAAGGTTCCAGCATCTATCATAGATAAGATAGGAGAACCCACACCACTAAAAGGTGAACCATTAGTCCTACAACAATACGATCTAACACAATATGGAATTAACAACTGAAGTGATCGAGAAGATCAAAGAAGCAATGAAGCACACCAAAAAGAATGGTGATATCAATTGGGAAGATGGTGATGAGATAGATGTCTGTCTTGCAGGTACATTTGCAGCAGATAGATTCATTGTTATACATAACAGAACAAAGAGCAGCACCTCACTCGCAAACTTTAAAGGCAAATGATACTACATTCTTTCTACTCTGACGATCACTTACGAGAAGCACAAGTTATTCGTACTGATTTCTTTGGAGAAGCATTTAAAGTTTTATGTGTTACATATAAAGAACCAACTCCTAAGACTTATAAACAGTATGTGGAGAGGATTTCAACTACAATTACCCAAACGTTTACCAGTGAACAAAACGCTGAAGACTTTGCTGAGAATTGGGTGCTAGAGAACTGGACATACCAATGATACGAACCCTAATACCAGATGATGATCCAAGACTGCATACAAAAATAGATAAGTGTAGTTACGATTTAGATCGTCAAAGTTTATCCCTTGAACTCGTGGAGAATATGATTCACCACAAGGGGATAGGACTTTCTGCTAACCAGATTGGTATTGAAGAGCGTGCTTTCTGTATGTACACTGACCTAGAAACACAGGCAACACTAACACTATTCAATCCTAGGATAGTAAAGAAATCTGTAAGAGTAGAGAAGATAGATGAAGGTTGTCTTTCCTTTCCTGGTGTAGAGGTTGCAGTAACAAGACCGTATGCAATTGTAGTTAAATATGAGGATGTAGAAAAGAAGATACATAAGGTAAAGTTCTCTGGATTAACAGCAAGAGTCTTCCAACACGAGTATGAACATATGGAAGGACAAACTTTTCTTAGACACCAGAGTACATATGAACCTGCTTATTGGCAATGATAGTTGATGATGTTGCGAATACTATTCGCACTGCTATAGAATTAAAATTGAAAGCAACACCAGTCCATACAGAATATGATTCTGTAAAGGCAGACGGTGTAGATATTGTCAATGAGATGTGGGAATGTCCTGGTATGAGGAAGTTGCATTTAGAAACAGGACAGACTGAACAGTTCGGAAAATTATCGGTACTCCATTGTGTTTTGTTTCCTGATCCTTCTTATCCTTTGCCTATTTTCGGATGTGATATTGTTGCTACTCCTAAGACAGTAACTGCTGCCATCGTTGACATCAGTCCTGTAAGACATATGGTTGATATGTATAAAGATATTGGAGAGATATGTAATTCATATAAGTTTAATGATCGAAGAGTGTTACCACTATGGGGTGATGAAATCTTCTCACCTCACTGTCAGTTCTTAAGACTCAAAGATAATCAAGCACAATTAGATTATCATTATCTACTGACTGAATGTCTTTGGTCTTTCTGTGATCGTATTCTTCAGAGTGAATCTGATCCTGTATGGCAGCATCAGATGCTACGTATGGATGATCAAATATATTATTGCAAACAGCAACGAAAAAACAAGAAGACAATCGCAGTGCTAAGTAATTGGTTTGATCCCCTATTCGCTAGAAAATACATAGACGAGGTGTTATTTGATATCCCAACTAAATAAGGTATGGGTAATAATAATGCTTGGTTTACACAGAACTGTGATCCAGGTCAAAGTCAGGAAGATGAGAATCAAGTACAGTCTGGTGGTGGTGCAGTTAATACATCATCAGATGGATCTTCTATAGCTCAGAGAACACAAGAACTTCCAGACGCAGAAGAAAATATACAACAGTCATCTCAAACAGATCTTCAGTCAGGTGGTGGTGCAGTAGATGATGTACCAAAGATACAACTAACGAATGAACTAGATGGTTCGTGTTATGGTCAAGAGGTAGAAGAACAACAAGAAGTACAGAGTGGTGGAGGTTTTATCGGTGCACCTTCAGGTGGTGCTGCTCCTAATACTATTGATGCAGTTGTTGAACAACTCCTAGGACAATGTTATGGTGATCCAATTAAGAGAGGAGATAACTTTCCTACACCTGATCAAGATGATTTTAATGACAGATGGGGATTCGATTGGGACTTCATAATTCCTATCCTAGATGGTGAAGGTTTAGCAACACCAGATATAGGTAAGATAGAATTATACATACCAAATATAGAAAATGTAAACGATGACCACGTATGTATTGGTCTGCACGGTGAACCAGTCAAATGTCCTCCTCCAAAGAACCCAGATTTAGAACGGTGTCTTAAAGAGCATTTAAAGTGTTTGTTTAAACCATACGTAGGGGGAGCTTGGAAGCCACCTAAAGCAGATTGTGATTCATTTACTCCCCAGTCGATGTTTGGGGTCAGTAGAAAAATATGCATACGTAACTGTGTAACGGAACGTATCCCTGTGTATGAACACATACTTGGTGGAGTTTCAACCGCAACTGCTGCTTTTACAGACAAGGATACTCTAACAGTATCAGGTTCGGGTACTGCTGTGGTCACATTAGAACATAGATGGAAAGATCAACAGTACTCAGCAGGTACAGCAGTAGACACCATAAACGTAGGTGGTGTTACATTCACACGATCAGGTACACGTGGTAAAACTACACAAACAATTTCATTAACTGCTGGAACTTACGCCATAACTTATACTGGTTTACACCCCACAGGTGGATACAATGTGGAAGTGAATCAAGAGTATGGTACTAACAAGACTATCGTATTCAGAGATGGTCACGGTTCCGATGTGAATGGTAGGTTAAGTATATTATCTAATTCAATATCATCTGATCATATGTATAGCATATCCAACAGTCAGCCAGGTGGATATGTTAGTAAGTCAACGCCTCATTTCTATGGACACGCATCACAAGGTGCACGTGGAAGTGTACCTGTGTACATATCATATTCATCAACGACTGTAGATCATATGCTTACGACTGATCCTACTGGTGAAGTGAGCACTATGAACGCAGCTGGTATGGGCTCACGTGACACTGTGTTATTCTATGGGTTCTCAGACAAACAGGATATGATTTCAGAGTTGATGGATGGAGAAATCGCTGCACCACTTTATAGGTATTACTCCCCTCAATCTAACGATCACAGGTATACTTTGACTCCTATTGGAGGTCCTCCCCTTGAATCAAACTTACGCGAAGGATTCTTTAATCTAACTGATAAGGCAGAAACATATCTAAACTTCACATTCAACTGTCAAAAGGGTTCAGCAGCCTATGACAATACTATGGGATGGTACGTTACTAATGCTAACAATGAACCTATACACGGTAGGGTGTTGTTAGAGAACGCCACTGATGCTTCTGGTAGATTTGATTTTAAAGTCACCGCAGATGAACTCAATCCATATATTCCTTGTAAGTTAGGATTCTTTATGATACCTGACGGTGACAACAGAGGAACATCGAAGGGTGATGCAGTCACGTTCACTAATACAGGTAATGGATGGAGAATAGATCAGAGTACCTCAGCTCAGTCACAGAACTTAGTAGCATTCTCTCAACCACACCTCAATAAAGATGGTAAAGATATGACAAGGTGGCCAGATAGAACGTGGCAATACTGGGAAGATCTTATTGATAATCCAGATAATGATTTCAATGATATGAAACTCTCATATCATTTAAGGTATGGTGACTCAGAGTATTTGTATGAAGGTATTCAGTGCTATGTCTTTACTAATCCAGCAGTACCAGAATATGCAGACATCGTTACTCAAGATACATCTTGCGATTCAACTATCTTTAAGAAAGAGTTTAGAAATATTGCGATGACTCGTAATGAATGTGGAAAGATGAATGAAGCTAAGGAGAGTTTTGGATGTGCTAATTGTACTGGTGGTGTTTCGTATAAATTAAACACAACACAGAGTGTACGTGTAAGAAGGAACGCTAATCTATCAATCAGATCTAATGGTGGTATGACAGGAGGATATGGTGACTGCACTGAGTTTACTTGGGCACTTCGAAGAAATGGTACAGAGTTCTATGAGAAACGATCAAAGGTACGTGACTGGGAGAAGATAGGTAAGACATTGGTTCAGTTTGTGGTTGCTAAGGGAGATAAAATTACCTTCCAATTAAAATCTATAGATTCAGGTCATTATAATGGTAGAGTCACACCTTCTATGTCTATAAGAGATGAAGACACTGGTGAGTTCTTATTCCACTGGGATCTTCTATTGACTACAGTTTCTAACAGTTATAGGACAAGTAATCCTGCACAGAACAATGGTAACCTAGCATCACACGAACCAACAGAACCTTGTGGTTTGCCTATCAGTTTCCAAATGTTTAATTATGAGGAAGATGACGATGACAATACAAAGGAAAATTATACTACTGTATTAAGTAATAGAGTTGTATCAACAAGTCAAGGTGTATCAGGAAATGGATTAGAGGTACGTGGTGCTGGTGAAACAAATAATATGATGTTCGTTAATTATTCTAAGGTTAGTGATCTAAACGATGGTGATACTGGATTCATTGAAACAGAAGGTGCGAACGGTATCGTTCTTAAATTAAAGTACACAATACACGATGCAGAAGAATTCGAAACTAACTGGGAACTGGTTGAAGTCTTAGACTATGGTGCAGGTGGTTTCCAAGTGAATGATGAGTTCAATATTATAGTGGGTGAAGTACCAGAAGATGAACAGGAAGACTTCTTATATGGAAGGAATGAATATTACTTAGGAATTAAGGTAACTGGCATCAATGATGTTGAATGTCCTCAAGGTGCTAACTCTGATGGAGAGATCCTTGACATCTCTATTGGATCACAAGCTGCTTTCTTATCACAACCTAGACAGATAGATCAACTGGTAGTTAATAATAAAGTGATGCAGTCCAATGAATATGTTGTCAATATAGATGAGATGCTTGGTAGTTTCTTTAGAATAGATGAAAGTAACCAAGCACAATCTTTCCACGAGTATTTCTTGAAGCAAACATCTCTTGGTAATGCTGTTGAATTTATGACAGATTACTTTGACGAAGAGAGTAAAGGTAAAGGACTTAGATTCAGATTGAAAATACGTATCACATATAAACTTGCATATCAGAATGGTGATCCAGTACGATATAATAGGTACGGTTTCTTCGGTAACGTATCGATACATCAGGTAATGGATTACGGTAAAGCGTACTCAGAAGGATTTATTATGCGTGCTGATTGGCCACCGACCCAACTACAGTACACTCAAGGAAAGGAACCACAGTCTCCTTACTATCCTAAACAAACAGACCTACCTAGAAATGTTCGTGTACGTGACGCAACTAACAGTCGTTACAAACGTAACGCTAGATTTGCAATATATCAGCAAATGCACGACAAAACCTCTCAGGTGTGGTATAGTAATCAAAACGCTTACTTACCAAACCAACAAAGGTGGTTTGATATTATCGCAACAGAAGTTAACTAATGGATTACGCAGATCGTAGACTACAAAAGTCTCAAAAAGAACTATCCGCTATCAAAAGGGGATTAGGTCGTGCTGGTGGTGACCAGAAAAAAATGACAAAGGAACTCAAGAAAATTAGAAAATATTTTCGATCTCCTTTAGCAGAGGTTGCAAGATTAGACGATTCGATATATAATGTAAGGAAACCCTCACAAGGAAGTATCAATGGCGACAAACGAAGCGAAGATCAGGGGAATGACCCTTCTAATAGAGAGCCTTCATAAACCTGACCCTCGACTTCGTGGGTGTGCATACAATCAAGACTGCTTCAATGAGATGATCCAGTTTCGTGATGAGACAATAGATTTTCTACAAACACGACTCAAGGAGATTCAAGACAATGATTAACCTAGACGAACGCTACCACGATTACTTGATGGGAGATAAGAAGATTCGATTGGATGGTATTTCAGAAAAACTGATCGGTTATGGATGGCATTGTGACGGTAACGAGATAAAAGGATATTATCTCACGACAGAGAACCATAAACTATTCTTTGATCTAGATCAAGTGTTTCGATATAAACAAAAACTAGAAGCCTTGACAGAATCATAGTGTTTATGTATACTAAATAGATCATACAAAGGACTCGAAAGATCGTACCCCTGCGTAGATGTAAAAAAATTCTCTATGTCGAGAGAATTATCATCCGCGAGGGTTTTTTATTGCCTTGCGAGATACTTTAAAAACAAAATGATCAAATCAACAATCGCAGCACTTGCTGCAACTCCTCTTCTATTCTCTGGTGCTGCGTTTGCAGGTCCCTATGTTAATATTGAAGCAACAGGTTCATATCCAGACGGAGCATACACATCAGGTGGACTAGAAGCAGTTATCGGATACGAAGGAACAACTGAAGGTGGTCTTGGATACTACGTCTCTGGAGGTCCTACAGTAACTCATACTGAGTCAACTGATGAGTTCGGTGATGTAGAATTGGTAGGATACCTAGGTGGTTCATACGATAAGTTCTACGGAGAAATCTCTGGAACAACTAACAACGATGACATCGACTGGGGTGCTAAAGCAGGAGTTAAGTTCGTTTTCTAAGTTGCAAATACTGCAAACTTAATATATACTGGGCGAAGAGAAATCTTCGTCCTTTTTATTGATTTAATACCCTAATGTCCCCTAAACAAACAACAATCTATACTCGAAAGTCGTGTCCATTTTGTTCTAAGATCAAACAGGTCTTTGATGCTAAGGGATGGAGTTATACAGAGTATAAACTTGATGAAAACTTTACTAGAGAACAGTTCATTGGTGAGTTCGGTAGAAATGGTACATTTCCTCAACTGATCTGTGACGGAGAGAAAACTGGTGGATGTAATGAGACCATCAATCTTTTTCGCTCACGTGGAATCCTCTAAATAGAAATAGTTCGTAGGAGGAATCTTTTTGTTTAATTCACCATTATGGAGAAACCTATGGAACAAGTCGTTGGATCAATATATACGTTCGCACTTTTTGGAAGTTTCCTTCTAGGATGTTTAGTTACCTTCGTAGGCAAAGGATATCTTGATGCTTACATTGACAACGCAGCGTATGCCAAGTCGATTACCCATCCCGAAATGTTAGATGAGGATGGAAGCGTAGACCAGTCAGAGTTACTTTACTTGCATTTTACCGATCCAGGTGATACAATAGTTGAAGATGACGACGACTAAATCGGGGGGAACGTCCCCCTCTTTTATCAGAAATTAACTATGAAATTAATGATCTCTGAAATTCTTCAGAAAACACACAACGCTAAGACTAAAGCGGAGAAGATCAAAATTCTTCAAGCAAATAATACACAAGCACTAAGATCACTATTCATTATGAATTATGATGATAGTATCAAATGCGTCATTCCAGAGGGAGAGGTTCCTTACACTCCCAATGAAGCACCTATGGGTACTGAACACACACGTTTAGAACTCGAAGCAAAGAAACTATACTACTTTATTAAAGGTGGTGCTGATCACCTTCAGCAAATGAAGCGAGAGAGTATGTTCATTCAGATGTGTGAAGGATTGCATAAAGATGAAGCAGAAGTTCTCTGTGCTGTTAAGGATAAAAAATTAGGTAAGAAATATAGAATTACAAAGACAGTAGTAGGGGAAGCATTTCCTGAGATTAAATGGGGTGGTAGAGGTCCTCAGAAATGATGATACTCCACGAGAAATGCGATCCAAAACTCGCAGACGATACTAAACTACCTTATACTGCGTATTTGGTACAATATGAAATCGATGGTGCAGTTTATCACGATCTAACTGTTGGAGGTGCAGCAGTTGAGTTGTTTGACCACTACTATGACAAGTACAAGAAAGGATTTAAATGGTTGAAGCAATCTAACGGTCGTGTTCCACCAAATCTATGGAATAACGCTCCACCTAAGAAACCAAAGAGGAGGAAGAGAAGTAGTGGTGACTAAAAAGAAACCATTCTATAAACTTTCTTACAATCAAGAAGGAGAACCAGAGACATCGGTTACCCCTGAGCAAGTGGGTAAGTTTATAGGGATCTATTTAATGGGTCCTTTGTTGTTTATGATATGTTGGAACGGTGTTTTGCCATATCTCTTTGCAATTAAGACGATTAATTATATTCACGCATTTTGTATTATCACAATGATTCGATTCTTGAAACTTAAATGACTCAAGTATGCTTAGTAAGCGTCACACCTGATGCTGAAACAACAATAGGATATATCGCTAGAGTATCCAACCCTAACAATCAAAAGAACCCAAAGGTTGCTGGTCTGCTAAAGTACTGTATTGAACACGGTCACTGGTCTATCTTTGAGCAAGCACATATGACACTAGAGATTCAAACCTCTCGTGCTATTGCTGCACAGATTCTTAGACATAGATCATTTACCTTTCAAGAATTCTCACAACGTTATGCAGACACAAATTTGCTAACTAATACAATAGAACCACCTGATCTGAGACGACAGGACAAAAGTAATAGGCAAAACAGTATCGATGATTTCGATGAAACCCAGAAAAAGAGGCTTCAAGCACTTATTACAAGGTATTTCGCTGAAGGAACTGATTTATACAATGAACTCATCCGTGAGGGAATTGCGAAGGAGTGTGCGAGATTTGTTCTCCCACTAGCAACTCCTACCAAACTCTATATGACTGGTAGTGCTAGGTCGTGGATTCACTATATAAATCTACGTACTGCCAATGGCACCCAGAAAGAACATATGGACATCGCAAACTTAGTTCGTGATCATTTCATATGTAACTTCCCTACTATTTCTAAAGCATTAGGATGGTGTCCCGAAGTAGAAGACTGTGATTGCAATGACGATTACTGGAATGACTTACAACCTTGTCTGAGGATAGACTAATGCCAACATACGACTGGAAAAACAAAGAGACTGGCGAGATCGTCACTAATATGATGAAAATCGCAGACCTCGATAAATATAAAGAAGAACACCCCGAACTTGAAAGGTATTTTGGTAACCAAGCACCAGCAACGATGTATGGTAAACCCAAACAAACCGAAGGGTTTAAGGAAGTGATGCAAAAAATGCAAGCAGCACATCCCAAAGCAAATCTCTCTCGCTTTACATAATGCCAAGAAGTAGAAAGCAACGACAAGATGACAATCCAAAAATTTCTATCAAAAGAAAGAAACCTATTGGTATTGAAAATCTTAAGACAATCGAACCTTTAACCACTAATCAAGAATTAGCGTTTAAAGCATATAAAGATAACAAACAACTAATCTTACACGGTGCAGCAGGTACTGGTAAGACTTTTATTAGTTTGTATCTTGCACTTGCCGAAGTCCTCGATGAATCTACTCCATATGAAAAAGTTTATATGGTTAGGTCTCTAGTACCTACTAGAGAGATTGGTTTCCTACCAGGTGACCACGAAGACAAGTCAAATCTATATCAAATACCATATAAAAATATGGTAAAATATATGTTTGAAATGCCTTCAGATAATGACTTTGAGTTTCTCTATACTAATCTGAAAGCACAAGATACAATTTCATTCTGGTCTACTTCTTTTATTAGAGGTACGACTTTTGACGATGCTGTTATTATTGTGGATGAATTCAGTAACTTGAATTTCCACGAACTTGATAGTATTATCACTAGAATAGGTAATAACTGTCGTATCATTTTCTCAGGTGATGCAGCACAGTCTGATTTAATCAAATCTAATGATAAAACAGGTATCTTAGACTTTATGCAAATCGTACAATCAATGCCTTCATTTGAATGCGTTGAATTTGGTATCGATGATATTGTAAGGTCAGGTCTTGTTAGAGAATACTTAATTGCCAAACTTAACCAAGGTTTATGATTTTTAAAACAGTGGGACCTCCAGTCCCTTTGACTGAGATGACTGCTGTTACTAAACCAACTGGTCGTCTTTATGAAGTGAAAGAAGGTAAATGGTACCCTTCAGTTACTACAGTAACAGGACATAGAAAGAAAGATTCTATTATCAAATGGAGAAAAAGAGTTGGAGAGGAAGAAGCTAACAAAATCTCCTCAAGAGCTACTTCACGTGGTAATAAATTTCATTCTATGGTAGAATGTTATTTGAACAATGAATCTGTTAAATTCGATGAAGATTCTCCACTAGCTAGTTTTATGTTTAAAACCGCTAAGGATACTTTAAATCGAATAGACAATATTCACCTTCTTGAATCTCCATTATATTCCGATAAACTTAGGATAGCAGGTAGAGTTGATTGTATTGCTGAGTTCGATGGTGAACTCGCTGTAATTGACTTTAAAACTTCAACTAAACCTAAGAAGGAAAAGTGGATTGAAAATTACTTTGTTCAAGAAACTGCGTATGCTGTAATGTACTATGAACTTTGCGGTATCGAGGTAAACAAAATCGTGACTCTTATTGCAGTAGAAGATGGTACTGTACAAGTCTTTGAGAAATCAAACTTGGATACTTACTATCATTTACTAATTGAGTACATCGATGAATTTATGGCTATGCTAAAATGAAAGAACTAAAAGACAAATTTATGACCCAAGCAAAATTCTCTGCTGCTGTAGAGGAGGTTGTTAAAAATTCGGATGGTCTCGTTAACTATATCGATGCGGTCATTGTTGTCTGTGATGATCTGGACATTGAAGTTGAAACTGTCAACAAACTCATCTCAAAACCTCTGAAGGACAAAATTAAGTTTAATGCCCAACAACTAAACTATGTTAAGAAAACATCAAGAGGAGTCTTACCGATATGAGTGACAAATTCTATGAATCTGATGTCGTCAGAGAAGAAATCAAAGCGATGGAAGAGTTATACACTGAACTCGCACGATTATCCATTAAATACGACACTTTAACAGAAGAGGAGAAAGTAGACCATATCAATAATACATTGATGCTAATCGCAAAACAAAAGGTCTTCTACGGTAGACTTAATCTAATGGCAACAGAGGATAAAGAAGCAGCACGCATCAAGGCACAACTAGACAAAATGTCACAGGTTTACTCCAATGGTCAGTCAATTCACGAAGTCCTGACACAAATGGAAGATAAACTGAGAACCTTCAGAGGAGCTCTTGACAACGACTAAATAATACGTTACCCTATATGGGTAGTACAATTCACACTACATACATTTACAAAATATGTCATTCGCAAATTTAAAAAGTAAATCAGGTAAGTTTGCAAACCTTACCAAAGAAATCGAAAAGATGACCACAGGTGGTCGGAAGGTCGATGAAAGATTTTGGAAACCACAGGTTGACAAATCTGGTAATGGGTTTGCAGTAATTAGGTTCCTACCAGAACCAGAGGGAGCAGAACTTCCTTGGGCACAGGTATGGAGTCACGCATTTCAGGGTCCTGGCGGTTGGTACATTGAGAATTCTCTCACTACCGTTGGTCAGAAAGATCCAGTAAGTGCATTGAACAGTTCCCTATGGAACTCTGGTAATGAATCCGACAAAGATACCGCACGTAAGCAGAAGAGGAAACTCTCCTACTACAGCAATATCTACGTCGTAAAAGATCCACTCAATCCAGAGAATGAAGGTAAGGTATTCCTATACAAATATGGGAAGCGTGTCTATGACAAGATCATTGCCAAGATGCAACCTAACGATAATGATTATGATCCAGAACCCGCATTCAATCCTTTCGACCTATGGAAGGGTGCTGACTTTAAACTAAAGATCAAGCAAGTTGCAGGTTTTTGGAATTATGATGATTCAGCATTCACAACACCAGGTACACTTGGTGGTTTTGATGATGCTAAACTTGAGTCTGTGTACAATGAAGCACACGATCTAAATGATTTCACTGCACCTTCTGAGTTCAAGTCTTATGAAGAACTTGAAGCACGTTTGAAGGTTGTACTAGGATCAGCACCTAAACCTGTTGATCGTGAAGTTGTTGAGTCTGAGTTAGAAGACTTGTCTGAAGGTAAGACCGTTCAACCAAAAGAAGAATGGACTTCTGCTGTGGACAATGTAACAACTGGCACAGAAGATGACGATGCTCTATCATACTTTGCTAAACTAGCAAATGAATAGAGGATAAGTTTATTATGAAAAGATTTGCTATCGCTGCTGCTGCCCTTCTCTGGTCTACGCCAGCGATGGCACATCACCTACACACAAGAGACGGTGTAGAAATTGAACCTTCGCATTGTGTCTTTGATGGGATTTTTGAAACGTGGAATTGTTGGTATACACCAGTTCCCAAGCGTAGTGCCTGGCCACAATATAGGCAAGGTCATCACCATCATAATAGGAGTACCTATCGCACTCCTTACTTTAATCCAAATAGACATAACGAACACGGAGTTCCCTGTTACTTCTATAAAAAGAATGGTTGGTGTTTCTAAACAGAAATGATGGTTAGTAAAGATGTATTATAAATTATATTAATACTACACATTACTAAATGTTATCAACACAATACCGTTTACGACTCGAAGCGATATGCAAAGACATTGCAGCGAGTGCCGAAGTGAGTATAGAAGATATGATATGGGCAGAAAAATTATCTAAAGCAAATACCTCAGCACGAGGAATGCTAAATCAGGCTCGTCGGATACGAAAGAATCCAGACGAGTCTTTTCTTAATCACTTGAATATTGGAGACCCCGATTCAAGTAATCACCGTAGGGGTTTCGGAAGTCCAGAAGATGTGATAGACTGGTTTCATCAAGAACGTTCTGACGACTGGAGGCAACGAGACTAATGCTATCATTTTTATTTTCAATGGCAGGTTTACTAAACCTATTGTTCTATATTTTTGCGGTTGGATTTCTAATCTCACTAGGACTAGAACAATGGTTAAAGTTTAGACCTTTATCTGTTATCGCTGAAATGAATGAGAGGAACAATTATATTGTTCAGACCAACAGGAAATATTGTTGGAGACAAGCGTGGATGACCAATGTTTATTGGTTTTTATGTAATGTAGGTCTGTTTGTAATTTCTAGGAATATGCAATCACCAACAGATACATTTTGGAATGGATTATAATCTACCAATGCCAATGTTGATATCCACTACCATAGTAACCTCCACCACTAGAAGATCCACTGGAAGAACTTGAAGAACTTGATGATGAACTACTAGATGATGAACTACTTGAAGAAGAACTTGAACTCGATGACGAAGAACTATCAGTTGATGATGACGTTGACGATGAGTTTGTGGATGATGTGGATGATGTGGTGGTATCTTCTACTGTGGCATTTGTCGTTGTTGCAGCAGTCGTAGAATCATCTCCACCTCCACCACTAGCAATTAACGCTGTACTTGAACCACTACCTGATGCTGATCCTGTGGATGCTGTAGACTGAGAAGGTTTCCTGTAACTTGATACACCAATGAACTCCTCTGCAATAGTAGTAGGAGTTTTTTTATTGCCTTGTGCATCTATTTCTCCGTGTGGCAAGTAACGACATAAACGTTTAAATTCATTTAAGAAATCACCAACGTAATCTTCACGTAATAGATAGATATTCCTCTTTGCTTCATTCTTTGCAGATTGAACTTCGAAGTTAGTCACTGCTCTACGACATTCTTCTTTAGGTACAAGAGTTCCGTCTGGTCTTGCATATTGGAAGTTCTCATTAACTGTTATACCTTCATTAAGAAGTTTCTCACCAGATGTAGCAAATATATCAACCGATTCATAGTGACTTATTGCATCCACACTACCATAATGCTTTACTGTGTACCGATATAGATCTTCACGATTCATTGGCCAATCTTCATATATGTTGATGATATTATTAATAATCAATACCATCCAATCTAATCCAGAGTCACCATAAAACTTACGTGCAACTTGATCTGGACGTTCACCTTCTTGAATAGAATACTGTGTGAATCCTAGAAGACTACCAAGAAGTTGATCTTTAATTTTGATACGACGAAATATATTACGAGTCAATTGATAAGGATGATTTCCTTCTTGAATCGTTCTATTACGTACGTAAACTTTAGGTAGATATTTAAAATATGCCATTATGCGTTAGTTGAAGGACCTTGTGTGAAGACTTGTGGTTTGTCTTGAACCATTTCACGTGTAACAAACTGAGTCTCTTTAAATGTAAGTTCAAGATTCATAGACACAGGACCGTAATCGTGGAAAGTATCTGCTAGGTTCTTTAATGATATGTATCCTTGACCATCACCAGCAGCATCAATCTTGAGGTCAGATAGAACCAACTTGGTTGGATATCTTACTAATTTTGAAATACCAGCAGGTCTGATTGCACTGAAGTTACCTTCCTCAGTCTCAGTTGCTTCTACTCTCACGATTGCAAGTCTAAAGATGTCTGGAATATTAAGGTACCTAGCACCTCCGATACTTCCAACACCTGAACCTACGAAGTTACCAGCACTGCCAGGAAATTCATCCTTAGTACCAGCAGAATATGTTGGTAGCATTCTTTCTCTTAGTGTGGACACAATACGATAACACTCTTGTGCTTCCTTGATGTTACGTGGTGCCATCTTGAAGGTAAAGTTATGTGATCTATACTGTACACCTCTGAATGTTACTTCTTGATATGGGTTAAATATTTTCTTCGTTGTTATAGCACTCAATTCATCACCACTTATACTTCCATCAGAACCAACTGCTGAATTAACTGCACCTAATGCTGTTGCTGCTGCGTTCATTAAGAACTGTGGTTTAGCAGTACCTGCCATCTTCTGTAGTGTATCAGTTGCATCTTCAATAGTAACGCTTCCACCCTGAGCTAACTTAGATGCTTCACCTGCTAAACCTGCACCTGCTGCACCTAAAGTTGTAGTTTCATAGTTGGCACCATACTGTTCGTTTAAATTAGGAGGGAGGTAAAGATAAATAGATTTGAATAAGTTATTCTGTTCTGATCTACCTTGAAATGGTTGAGTTCCTGACGCACCATCTCCGACCCAAGTATAGGGGTTAGCACCACCTGCACCTTGAGTTTTGAATATTTGAATACGTAAGTAATCAATGTATTGGGTATCTACAGTATCATCTTCTCTGATATTATCCTTGGACTTTCCTACTTGAGCAGGTAATTCCCTTGGATAAACAAGCGGTGCTGTACCGCCTGAACCCATATTTACATCGATATCACCAGTAGATTGACCATCTAAAGATGCTTTTAATGCTGTTTGTATAAAATCTGAAAGTGCCATTATGCCTTATAAAACTAAACAAGGAAGGTTCAAACCACGTAATCCTGGCAAGTATAAAGGGGATCCTAGTAACATTATTTATAGATCTTCGTGGGAAAAGAAATTTATGCTATGGTGTGACTGTAATTTAAACGTTTTGGAGTGGGGAAGTGAGGAGATTGTTATACCCTATCGTAGTCCTTTGGATCGTCGTGTACATCGTTACTTTCCAGACTTTTATGTCAAGTCAAGAAACACGAATGGACAGATATCTAAGAGACTCATCGAGGTCAAACCGTTTGCTCAAACTAAAGCACCTAAACCAGGACGTAAGACGAAAAAACTTTTGACAGAGATTGCTACTTGGGGTGTGAATCAAGCGAAGTGGAAAGCAGCATCAGAATATTGTAAGGACAGAAAATGGGAATTTGTGATATTAACTGAACACGAGTTAAAGGTATGAGTCTATTCGAGGACATAAAAGAACTGGGTGGTGGTAAAGCACACGCTAACGTTTGGTGGAGAAATCAAATGTTCTGGGCTCTAGAAGGTGCTGACGGTCCTATACCAACAACTGCTATAACATTCAAGTATAATGCTAAGTTTGGAGAAAAGATGAGGTTTTGGGATAAATATCCTATGGTGTATGTGTTTGGTGAAGATACACATCATTTTTGGGGTTCAAATGTACATTATTTGCAACCAGCAGCACGAAGGATAGGGTTTAGTTTAGAATCACCACCTCAAACCATACATAAATACCTTCGTAGTCAAATATTAAGTCCAGTTTATAAGATTCCAGAAGCGGAGTGGGATGATATAGGTTATCTTCCTACAGAAGAATGGATTTCTACTATCAATGGGGTCAACATACCACTCCCCAGTAATATCGTATACAAAAATTACCTATAATGGCAGCTCCAAATTCATTTACAGTCTTTAAAGACATCGCAGGTGGCGGTTATAGTGAACCTACTCTAGGTAATCTATACTCAGTAGAGTTCGGTTTGCCTGCAATTACTAACTACATACCTGGTTTTGAGTTGGATGTGCAGAGCTGGTATAATCATATGAACTATTTTTCTGATGGTGTAAGTATACCTTCACGTAACATCACCACAGGGGACATCAAGAATTTTGGAATAGGAAGGAAATATGCAACAGGTCAGACAGAGAATCAACTAACTATAAGTTTTATGATGACTAAAAGTGGTTGGCACAGAAACTTCTTTGAAAAGTGGATGCAGAAGATTGCACCAGACTCTGAGAATAGAGTTGGTTTCTATGATGATTATACAACTGATATATACGTTAGAAAGTGGGAAAGAGGTTCAAACTATTTGAATCACGTAAAACACGGTGGTGTAGATTATTTCTCACGTATGAACAAGGCAGTTGGTATCTATCAATTCACAAAATGTTATCCAGTTAATATGGGTGGACTAGAATTTGCAAATGATGCTGGTGGAGTCTTGAAAATGAATATGCTCTTTAACTTTGAGAGATATAGGTTCACCACTAAAGTTCAGAAACCTAAAGACTGGACTGATGACAAAGTTATAACCGAGAATTTAGATGTCGCCCAAGCGTTAGGACTTGGGACTGATACAAACACTCAGTTTGGCATCTAAATAGTAATACTGAATTGTAATCCTCTTACAAAATGCCTTTACCAACCCTTAGCATTCCAGATTACGAATGCGTACTTCCATTTGGACAAAAAGTCACTTATCGACCTTTCCTAGTTCGTGAAGAGAAATTGCTATACGTAGCAATGGAATCTCAGAACCAGAAAGAAATGATTAAAGCAGTCAAAGAGATCATCAAAAACTGCACCAATATTAAAAACGTTAATACATTAACTACTTTTGATATTGAATTTTTATTCTTGAAGATACGTGGTAAGTCTGTTGGAGAAGTGAGTGAATTTAAAATCACTTGCCCAGATGATGAAAAAACAACGGTCGATGTTGAAGTGAACTTAGATGATGTTCAGATTCAAATCCCTAAAGACCATTCTAATAAGATCGTACTGACTGACGAAGTTACTCTTACTATGAAGTATCCTTCATTGGATTCTTTCGTTAAGAATAATTTGACAGATGAACCTGGTATCGATGATGTATTCAAACTAGCAGCAGATTGTACTGATACTATCGCTGAAGGTGATGAACTACACGAAGCCAAGGACTATAAGAAAGCAGAATTAGTTTCTTTCTTTGAAGGTATGAACTCTAAACAGTTTGCTGATGTTCAAAAGTTCTTTGAAACTATGCCTAAGTTATCTCACGAGATCGAGGTATTTAATCCAAAGACTGAAGTCAAAAGCACTGTGACATTAGAAGGACTAGCAGCTTTTTTCGAATAGCCCTAGCTCACGACTCTCTATTGAACTTGTATGAGGTTAACTTTGCCCTTATGCAACACCACAAGTACAGTTTAACTGAACTTGAGAATATGATGCCTTGGGAGAGGGATGTTTACGTGAACTTGTTAATTAGATATCTTCGTGAAGAAGAAGCGAGACAGAAACAAGCACAGGGCACAAGCCAAGAACTATAATGGCAACATTAAAGATTAGATCTTTTTTACCAGCGAAAACCACAGGTGATGTTCGCACAGATCCTGTAGCCTCAATGACGACATCTATTAATCGTCTTGGATTTGTTGTCGAAGATTTAGGACGCATCATTCAAAAGATGCATATGGATAAGATGGAGTGGTTGGATGATCAGAAAGACCAAAGAAAATTAACTAGAGATAGGCAGAGAGAAAGTAAGATAGAAGCAGATGTGTCGAAGGAGATGGATAGGGAAGATAAGAAGGGTAACAATGTTTTGCGTAAGACAGGTGGACTCTTACAGAATCTTCTAAGTCCCTTTATCTGGATTGGTACCAAGCTGCTTGGTTTTCTTGCATTGAATTGGATGTCCGATCCAAAGAATACAAAACTCATTAAGACTGTATTACCGTGGATAGGTAAATGGTTGAAGACGTTTTGGAAAGTATTATCAACTGGTGTTAATTGGATATTAGAAGCATTCTCTGAAAACTCTCCTGTGATGGGAGCATTGAAGATAATTGGTGGTATTTCTGCACTCTTCCTAGCAGATAGAATACTACAACCTTGGAAGTTAATAGGAGATGCGAATAGACTTAGGAAGTTAATTAGTGTAGATGGAAAGAATGCAACTAAAAATTCAGCAACTCAACAACTCACTAAGAAACAAATAGCGAAGCAAAGACTCCAGAATATAAACAAAATTAAAGCAAAGAAACTACGTGCGAAGAGAATGCTTCGTATGAAACGTTTGACTAAAGTGAAAGCAGGTAGGTTTATGAAAGGTGGTGGATTATCTGTTGTTGGTGGTCTCGTTTCATTTGGAACAAGAATGTCACAGGGAGATAGTTTACAGAAGGCAGCAGGTGGTGGTATCGGTGCTGCTATTGGTGGTGTTGCACTAACAGCATTCTTAACACCAATACTAGGACCTTTTGCACCTATAGTCGGTAATATAGTTGGTGGATTCTTAGGTGATAAGATTGGTGCATTCATAGGTGATGCTATAACACCTATAATCAAACCTATAAAAGATTATTTTGTGAGTATCTTTTTACCAGGTTTTAAAGCATTCCTTGAACCATTTAGAGAAACAATAGCAGAATATATTAAGACAGTAGTTCCAGTCATACAAATGGTATGGAGAAAGATATCTCCTCTAATGAGTAGTGCTGTAAAAGGATATACTGATTATCTTGTCAACGGACCTGTCGGAAAAGCAATTGAATCATTGATATGGTTAATTAGCACAGGTTCGAAGATACTGGGTGGTCTTATCACAAATATTGCTAATTTTGCAGGTGGTACTGTTAATACGTACCAACGTATTTTTTCTACTGGTGACGATAAAATACAAGCACAAACAGAGAATGAAGCATTTGACGTTAAGCGATTGAAGGAGCAGTTAGCCCAATTTAAAAAAGATAGAGAGGAGAAAGGTGGAGATAAGAGGTGGATAAGTGTTGGAGTTGATGGCGTTCCTAGGACATCAAATGGTGCAGCAGGTATGGGTATGTGGAATGGACACTGGAATCCACTTGGTTCAACCATTGATGAAAAGATTAAGCATTGGGAAGAAGTTCTAATACCACACGCTGAAAAGCAGTTACTGGAATTACAGTCTAAAAAAGTAAGTGAAGGAGGAATACAACCCAAATCCAATTTCTCAATATTCCCAGCCGCGGCTGCTGCTGAAATGACTAATCATATAGTTACTTCTAAAGCAATGACAATGAGGTGGGGTAAGATCCACAAGGGAGTTGATATTGCTACTGAAATAGGTGAGAAGTTGCATAGTTTTATGGATGGCGTAGTACAGAATGTTGGATACGATAAAGGATATGGTAATTACATAGCATTTACAACAAGGGATGGCATAGGACAGTTCTATGCACATATGGATAAGATGTCTAAGTTGAAGGACGGACAAAAGTTAAGAGCAGGTCAAGTGGTGGGTGAAGCAGGTAACTCAGGAAGATCTACAGGACCTCACCTTCACTGGGAGACTTCCACTAATCCTAAAGATGTGGGTTATGGAGGTCCGTCTATCTTTGATCCATTAACTAAGTATGGTAAAGAGTCTCCTTTCACAGGTAGATTAGAACCAGTATCTGATTATGTTGTAGGTGGTACTGGTAAAGGAGGTAAACTAAATAGTGAATTGAAGCAGCGTTCCGAAGCAGAGAGCTCAGCACAGCTCAGAGGTGACGTTACAAATACATTATTCATTGTACAACCAGTGTTACGTGACTTTATCCAGACTGGTGGTGGTGATCAAGTCGTTCCAGTTAATAGACCAGTTAAAGACATCTAATGGCTACTGTAAGATTCTACAAATATGTAACTCCACCAAAGGGTGAGACTAAGATCACTGTTGGTAGTAAGACTGTCGCTGGCACACAATTTTCTACGACCATTAAGGCAATTAATTCCCTAGGTGCTACAGTTAATAGTATTGCTGTTGGATTGACTGGACTGAAAAGACAACAGTTAAAGCAAGCAAAAGATGCAAAGGATCGTGCAAAGTTATTAGCAGATAGACAAAGAGAAGCAAGAATAGAATCACAAACACCTGGTGATGGTGCAGGTAATGTAATAAAGAATATTGCAAAGGGTGGTCTAGGGTTCCTAGGACGTTTATGGAAGTTTTTCAAGGGACTTATCACTTATGCTGCATTAGATTGGTTATCAAAACCAGAGAACCGAGAGAGAATAATCAAAACACTGACTCTTTTCAAGAATATGTTTGTATGGATCAGAGACAAGTTGACGTGGCTATACACGTGGATCACAACGAACTGGGATAAAGCATTCGGACAAGATAAGACCTTGATGGAAAGGATCACAGGTGCAGGTGGATTGTTAGGAGCAGCAGCAATAGCATTAGCTGGACTATCATTCCTAACAAATCCTCTAGGTACGATCAAAAGTTTTGTAGGTATTTTGAAATTGGTTGGTGGTGGTATCCTAAACTTAGGAAAGGTTCTAGGTGGTACTGGGCTTGGTAGAGCTGCACTTGGTGTTGGTATAGGTATCGGTGCATATCAAAACATAATGAATGATGAGGACTTTGAAG